AGCAACAGATGCACTAACAGTATCAAACGATACGATCACAATCCATAAAGGTGACGGTACATCAGAATCAGTATCAATTTCAGATGCTAACACATGGCGCGGTATCTCAGATACACCAGGTGACGACTCAACAGTTTCAATCTCACGTAAGTGGGCAATGGACGCATTCGTTGGTGCATCAGTATCAAATGATACAATCACTTTTACAAAAGGTGACGGCACAACAACAGCAGTTACAACATCAGATGCAAACTCAAATACGTATCTAACTGGTGCTTCATTCAGCACTTCAAATGGTGTTCTAACACTAACTAAAAACTCAGGTTCAGTGACAGTTGATCTAGACGGTCGTTTCACAGATAACGGTTATGCAGATACAATGAATCAGCATGTTCGTACAACTGATTCACCAACATTCGCAAACGTAACAGCAACAGCGTTTAACGGTACAGCAACATACGCTAAGTATGCTGACCTTGCAGAACGTTATGCAGCAGACGCAGAATATGCAGAAGGTACAGTAATGGCTTTCGGCGGTGACGCAGAAGTTACAGCAGCGGCAGGTTATGCTTCAGGCAAACTAGCAGGTGTTGTTTCACACAAACCAGCTGTAGCTATGAACGCAGAAGCAGGTGATGACGCAACTCACCCATTCATCGCACTACAAGGTCGTGTACCAGTACGTGTTGAAGGTGATGTGAAAAAAGGCGACATTCTTGTTGCTTCAGACATTGCAGGTCTAGCGGCTGTATGGATGAACGAAGATGCAGACCCACGTATGACAGCATACGTTGGTATCGCAATCTCAGATTCAGCAGATGGCATGGTAGAAGTAAAAGTAGGTAAGTAATTCTTATTACATACTAACGAAAAGGGAGCATTAATTGCTCCCTTTTTTTATTCATCTTTATTAAAAAAGTTATTTAATGTATTAGATAACCAAGACTTTGTATCATCCGTTCTGTTTTCAGATATCCAATCTGGAAACTTTGAAAACAATTTCTTCCATTGCTCCATTTCGTTATGTAAATCTATAACACGTCTACTGTATTCACTTGAACCTGGTAAGCTATATTCTTCTCTAACATTTCTCAATTGTTCTTTACATAACCGTAAGTCTTCTATGTCTCTGTCTACTGCTAGGAGTATTTCTTCAAAACTTGCATGTGTATTAAACTTTTTTACTAGGAATTTATGATGTTCTTTTCTAGTTTTACCATCGTATAAAAACATGATCTCTTGTAAATCATAATACAATGCTTTGACTGGATTGATACTTTCTCTGTATCTTTCCATCACTTCTTTGATCTCAAAACGTTTGTCTATTGTGTTTAGATTTTCTAACGCCGCCATAGCAACCATGTTCATTTTTTGACGATGATTTGTTATGTCACGGGTGTACTTCTTTTTAATTCTATCTATTGCAGTATCAATTACTTTTCTTTCGTCTAATGTTAATCCTGCCTTAAGATATTCTAAGTGTCCTGGAGTAGTGTTATTGATACCTATACGTAGGCTATCTGCAATTATACCTGTTTTCAGGTACTCTTTGCAGTCCCGAATGAACTTTTGCTTTTTAAAGTCAATGATACCGTCAGACACATTTCGCCTCCTAAAATCTCTCTACCGTATTTATAATGATAGGATAATGTTTTTAATCTGCTTTAATTTCTTCTTTTTGAATAACGTATCTCGGGTACCGGGATGCATTGGCTTAGGAAAGTGTTCACTATCTAACCAAGCATATCCCCCACTTTCAATATTTAATTTAGGAAGAAACTCTTTATCTATTACTATAACAAATGTGTAATAGCTAAACTTCTTGTCTCTGGAGTGGTATTGATCTAATGGATATATTTTTACTATTTGTTCTTCTATACTCAATCCTATTTCTTCACGTAGTTCACGTAGTAATGCTTGTGAAACATTTTCATCTTCCTCAACTTTACCTCCCCAAAATCCCCAATGTCTTGGATATGAACTTTTAGAAGAACGTTGTTGTAATAGAATTCTTTTAGTATCTTTGGCTACAATGCAACCACCTGCTGCTTTAAGCATTAATCAGCCTCTTGTATTAGTTCTAGTCTCCAGTAGCCAGAATCGTATATACCTTGATATGTATCATTCCATACACCGTTGTCAAATTTAAATTGTTGTTGTGTATATGCATTTGTAACATATGCTCTTAAATCATATTCACTTGCATCGAAACTTACAACCCATTCTGAGCCATTGTATTCAATGATATCGTTTTCTGATATATTGATTCCCCAATCTGATTCACTGGTCGCATCTCCTAAACATAAGTATCTCTGTCCTATAGTAGCAACATCTAGTCCGTTAAAGCCTGGTTTAGACTTATCTGGATTAATTACTTTAATTATGCTGTTTACTGTGTTAGTTGGTAGTGTATCGTTGTCTATGTTCAGTAGAAGCGTTGTAGGGTCGTCTGTGCGTGTTACAGTAGCTATTACATCAGCATTTAAGTCCTCTACTTCTCCGTGATATTTCAATCGCATACGTGAAACGCCGTCATCTAATGTTCCATAATTTTCTAACACTGTATCCCATGTTGTATCATCATCCCAGTTTCCATTCTCATACACTTTAGCTAATATGTCACCGTCTTGTTCAGTCACATTGATAGCATAATTTCCTGGAGTAACAATAACACTAGTTTCACGTGTTAAGTCTCTGAAGAATTCAAATGCATCTGGGTCATAATCTAATGAATCTAAGTCAGTATAGTTATAGATATTGTGTATAATATTCTTAATAACATTTTGTCTAGTCACTTGAGCAGGAGGATTAATCCATACTGGAATTTGAAAGAATAGACTTGCGATATCAATTTGATCTTCGATGCCAGCTGGTATTCCTCTACTAGACCATTGAATGTCTGTAAGTTCTACCGTTGTAATAGTAGTCCAATCGATTGGATTATCATTTTGTTGTATCTCAAGTGCTGGATTGAATAGAACTAACATCTGTTCTAATAACTGTAATTTCTGATCAGTGTTTGATGTCCAAACATCAACTTGCATGTTCAGTAGATACGGAACTGGCATAAGTCTACCCACACTATATTTGTTACCTTGTTCGTTTGTATACTTTCCAGAAACTGGATCCCATTGTCTTTCATTTACACTTACACTATCTGAGAAGAACGGTTCTTGTACTCTTGATCTATCAGGTTGAAAACTCTGAACCCAACATGCAATAAATGGAGTTGAGTTGACAATGTTTTCAGAATTGCCTTTAACTACAGTGGCTGCCATACGAGAGATATCTCCGTATCTTGCTGGTACTCGAATGTAATAATCACTTACACCGTCATTCATTTTCTTTCCTGTCTTTACAGAAAAGCCACTAAACATACGAATGAACTGAAGAATATATCTTCTAATTTGCTCATCGTAAAAATGCATTTGTCTTGTATCACTCATTATTCATCTACCTTAGGTTTCACTGCTTTAGAAAGATTTACACGTGAGTTAATTGTTGTTCCGTCATCAAGTATTGATACACCATCGTTATTGATAAATTGATGATGTAATTTATGTCCAACTTCCCATGCACCGTCATCGTCTTCGATCTTGAACCACTTGTTGTCTCTATATTGAAATAGTCTTGCTGGTGTATAGTCAGCACGTAAGAAATATGCGTTTTCGTCAGGATCTTCTGGGAATGTATTTCCACTAGCTACAGTAGCATAATCTATATCGTCTGGGTGATCACCTTGTACTGCATATTGTAAATTATTCTTTCTATAATCATAATACTTTCCGGGTACATTTTCTTGTGCTTCATCAACAATCGCATCATTGATTTGAAGTTCTTTATTATATGTCGATAGTAGATTCTTCAAGTCATCTGCTTCCTCACCAGTACCAAAAATATCTGAGTACTCTTGTGAGTCTTGTAGTTGCTTACAACGAATACGCCAAATGTGTGGCCACCATCCTGGATCAAAACCTTCACTTGCTTTTGAACCTTCTTGTACTACCCAATACTGATTTACTGCGGATGCTTCTTCATCTAGTAGCAAGTCATCACGCATATGAGGAAGTTCTATAACATCTCCTGTCATTAGTTTTCTTCCAATACGTTCTACCATATCGTTGATATGTACTGAGAATACATTTTGGTCTGAACCTAAGAACATACCGAACTGCGACAAATCAAAATCTTGGTCACTTACAGTATATGCACCTCTTAATTCAAATACAGTTGTTTCATATTTTCTATCACGATTCTCCATAAACAGCAAATCCTGAATTGGTGGATTAGCTGGATCGTAGTTAGGATCGTTCTCATCGACAGAGCCGATATATTTGTGTACTAGCAATGATGTACCACCATGTTCAAAATGTGCTTTAACCATCTTGTCGATGAACTTGTAATCATTACCCTTACGTGGGTTCCATAAACTTAATCTTGGCATCGTTTTTTTCCTTGACTTTATACTGTATTTATCATATAGTATAGATAACGTATGGAGAAGAATCATGACAACTGACGGAACAATTGTATTACGTGATGTTATCGACCCAATAACTATCGCACAATTTAAAATGTGGGCTACTAACCCAGAAAGATATCATCGTGGTAATGCAGTAGACGGCAATTATTATGGAGAACACGATGGCGAACGAGAGTATAATGTATGGTGGACTACTCAGCCTCCTAGAGAAATGTGGGAACCTATTGTTTGGAGATTAAAAGGAACTGTAGATAGATTATTCGATGGTAATAAATGGGACATTCATGTAGTTGATTGCATTACAACTCGACCATCATCAAATAAAGTTTATGCTCATATCGATACCCCGTATCGTTTTGATGAATTTGCACATGTTGAAGAATGCTTAGGAGTTCAAATCATTATCCCACTTGATACATTCACATTAGAAAATGGCGGCACTGCTTATCTGCCAGGATCAAGTTTAGAACGAATCGATTATAAAGATTTAGAAGACAATCGTGAGGATTACAACGAGAGATTACTATCAGAAGGACAGCAATTTTTAGCTAATCCTGGCGATGTATTGATGTATGATAGTCGTACATTACATAGCACAATGCCAAATAAATCAACAGAATATCGCAGTGCATTGCTTATAAATGCACTAAAATCAGACATTATACCAAGAGTTAAAGAACTAGATACAAACACAGATTTTGTTAAAAAGTAAATAAAACTTGACATTTCCTGCAGATAGTGTATGATGATTCGTAAATAAGATTCTATAGGAGGGCTAACAGCCGTGGCAACAAAGAGAAAAATGAGTAGAGCAAAAGTCGTTAAGAAAAATAAAGCTCCACGTACCCCAAAATTCGTAGATGAAAAATATACAGGTCCAGAACCAGACTGGACTTATGCTGAAGACATGACAGGCGAAGAGTACTACAGAGAACGGTGTCGTGCAGGATTTTACTACAATTATTTCTTTACTCCAAAAGATGGCAAACCTTGGGCAATTACTTGGATGAAAGATAATGATTATACTAAAGAACAAATAGCCGCAGTGAAAGCAGTACCTGATAGTTGGATACCAATCATTGTTAGTGCATACTGTCGGTCATTAGCTAAAGGTATGCCTGTTAATCATAAAGATACACCTGCATACTTAGAGACATTACCGGGCGTTGCGTCAAATAGCATGATGGATGCTGATGTGTATGTTAAAAATAAAATTGCAGAAATCATAGAACGTGGACTTACAATCAAACATGAAAAGCGAGTAGAAGAAAAGAAGAAAGATATTCCTCGTCCTAGTATTCAACAATTGCTACGTGATAAAGCAGCAGAAATGGCAACTGAAATTGATAGTTTTGTAGATGATTTTGATTATAAGCCTGCAACTCTTAAAAAGTTTGATGCTGTTAAAATGCTACGTAAAGTTGAAGCTAAAGGAAATCATGCAAAGTTCATTAAATCATTTTATGAATTAGAATTCAAAGAATATGATGAATTGCTTAATCCTCCTAAGCGTATGAATGAAGCTAAGAAAGATGATTACGAACAACTCAAAGAAGGATATGCACATCTAAAGAAGCCACAGATTAAAGCTGTACATGAATTGTACAGAAGTATCTTAGATGCATGTGATATGATTATGTTAGAGAGTAAAGTTAATCGTACTCCTCGTAAAAAGAAACCACAGAGTAAAGACAAGATCGTTGCTAAAGTTAAATATGCAAAGCAAGATCAGGCAACTACAAGTGTGTCTATCAAGCCAATAGATTGTTTAGATGCAGCGGCGATTATGACTTATAACGTTAAGACACGTAAACTTGGTATCTACTATCCAGATGCTCATAGTAGTCTTTCATTCAAAGGAACAACTTTAATTGGATTCGATGAAAGTAAGAGTGTACAAAAGACAATGCGCAAACCAGCAGAACAAGTTTCTAAATTTAAGAAAGTTAGTAAACGTGCTTTGCAAAAAGAGTTTGAAAGTGTCAATAGTGTAGAGACAAAAATGAATGGTCGCTTTAATGATCAAACTTTGATATTACGTGTTTTTTGATAAATAGTATTGTTAGGACGACGGTCCGACATTAACTCATTATCCCGGGAGAACACATAATGACAAATACAATTAAAACGTTCTATTACATGGAAATTACAGCACCAAATACAGGTGATGTTATAGGACATCAGCGTTATATGCTAGATCAACACATTGCTGAAACAGATTCTAAAAAATCTAAAGTTGCAAAAGAATTCATTTTCGCAAATGCTAAAATCCATAATAAGGTTGAAGATACACAAGCAGTTACACTTGAATTTATGAATCAAAGACAATATGACACATATATGGTAGCTGTTGCAGACTTTAGAGAGTGGGTATCAGCAAATCACGGCGTAGAGTATTCATATGAAAAAGTTTCAAGTACAGATATTGAAGCGGCAAGATCATATGTTGCAAACAATGAGACTGATGTACTTTCATATTATGATGAAATGAAAAAATATATGGAAACAACATTACCACAAATTCGAGGTTTTGCTGAAGAATAA